CGCTGTCAAGATCGAAGAAGCCGACGCCAAGGAAGCAGCAGCGGTTAAGGCAGCTAAGCGCGCTAAGATTCTTGAAGCTCTGGCTGACAAGGAAGATGACGCTCTCAAGGGCAAGACGAGAGAAGAACTTCTCAAGGAATATGACGAGCTTTGATCGAAAATATTCCTTCCACGATTTGGATTTCCGTAGGTGCAATAGCCTACGGATTTCTTTTATGCATACATCAAACTCTTCGTTTGAGTGCTGTGCGTGACGCAACAATAGTAGGAAAGGACGATGGTATGGAAATGTACTACGAAGTTACCCTAAGCTACGAAGTCGAAGGCGAGCAAGAGCGGGTGGAAGTTCGCACCCTAGTTACTGATTTTCAAGTAATTGAGGACCTACAGTTCAAGGCTGAAGTGATCGGCTCTAATTTCTTCGTTGAAGGTTACGCTCTCAAAGGCGTTCGAAACACGGAACAAGTAGTGGAACTAGTGACGAAATTGGTTCGCTAGAATCAGAAAGGCCTTCAGGATTGTTTTCTGAAGGCCTTTTTCTTTTGTAGAGTTTTTTAGACTTTAAAACCCTGCGTCTGAACTGAGTTTGTTCCAGTTCTCTCGCCATCGGGTTACGTGGCGCTGGAGGTTTCTGCTTCGGCTTGCTCATTTTTAAGTTTCTCCCTTGCTAAACGTTTCTGCTCCATCTCAGCCTGAATCGCTCTTTCGACCATATCTTTTTTTACTTGGGAAGAAGGCGAAGAGCCTGATCCATGTAATTTTTGCGTTCCTAATTTTCTCTGTCTGCCTCTGGCCCACTCTAAATATTGACTGGTACTATCAACCATGTCGTCATTCTTACCATAAGGGAAGGCCATTAGCTCACGTTCGTATTCTGCGAGCCATGTTGCAGCTTCAGGAAGATAGACCATACCTGATTCTATGGTTGGGGCTACTGCATCGAACCTGAATTCCTTAGAGTTATTATCTGTGCTGATAGGAATGATCGGGATATTGGTTTTTCCTTGGCGCACTTGAATGTACTGTGTTCCAGAACCTTTATCTTCGATCAGAATGCATGACACGTTCCAGCGCTGCGCCGTCTCATCAACTAGCTTGCACATTTCGGGGAATTCAACTTTAGCTCTGATGCAATCTAAGAGATAATGCAAGCCGAATTCAGTCTCTAACCAAACCGTAATAGCGGTAAAGTCGTGACGCTCTTGAGCCTTCTGCGCCGTATCGACTGACATAGTGATACGACGTGTTTTGATTTCAGGATTTTTCCTTACATCGCCTTTATAACGATTGAACCACGAAGATTTTAAGAGAACGCCTTCAGCGTCTACCGGAACGCCTTGCATCATAGAGCCCCACATTGCTCCTGTGAGCGTGGCGCGCTTGTTTAGGTAATCCTGATGGTAAAAGTCCCACAACGGCATGTCAGGCTCTGTGCGGCCCATAGGATCGTCTTCATCACCAAGCTCCGACAATGCTTTCAGGTTGATGATTTCGTAAGGGATAATATTTCCCTTTTTACCTTCAGTCTCAAGCCTGCCGATCATGTCGTCAGAGTTATAACGCGTGTTGACTAGAACGATTGGGGCGCGGGGCAGAAGTCGGGTCTGAAAGTCTGACAGGAACCATGAATAAGCATCATCTCTGACTTTAGGATTCTGTGCCTCAAGATAGCTTGCATACAAGTCATCGATGCAGCCAATATTCGCTCTGATACCCATGATACCAGCGCCGACGCCACGAGCCACATATTCAGATTTGTTCGTCAATGCCCAACGATCACCGGCTCTCATGTCAGATTGAAGTGCGACCTCGCCAAACACTTCCTTAAATGCTTCGCTGTTTACATATGCCTTAGTCTTTTTACCAAGTTCGCTTGTTGCGAATGATGCGGCATAACTGGCCTGTAACCATTTAGTCTTTCTGCGGCCCATGCACCAAACAGCAAAGCGACGGGAAGAGTATTCGCTCTTACCGCCGCCAGCCGGAACGCTGAGTGCTAGTCTAGGGATCGTGCCGTTTTCTACCAGTTCAAGTTTTTCGCAAATGAAATGATGGTGAGGCGCGGGTGGCTCATCCATATTCAGATACTCAGCGAAACAAGAATAGCTATTAAAACTTGCGCTTCTCAGCTTCTCTTTGTATTCGTTTTCGTAATGCTCTAAAACATCTTGAACCGCTGCATATTGGTTCTCAGGTATCGCGGTCTTCGTCAGACTCAAAATTGCTGATGACAAGTGTGTCGGGATCGGGGATTTCAATCGCAAATGGTCTTGAAGAACTTCCTCCATCCTGCGAAGATTCGTGATTGATGACCTGTATACTAATCGGTCGTTCCATGTTAGGGTATTTGTCATTTGAAGGCAACATCTTATTGTTATTGTTATTTGGTGCCGGGTCTGGCTGAACTTTGTTTAATTCCGCCATGTCTTTTAAGATAACAGTGCCCATTTTTAGGTCATCCATTTCTATAGCTTTGTTTAGGAGCTTGACATATTCACGATTGATCCAATCAAGATCGATTTCTTGGCTGTCGCTCTTTCTAATAGGAAGAGGGGGAGCGGTTGAAAGAGCTTCCTTTTCTGCTGTTTTCATTTTTAATTCTTGAATTCTGGTTTGAATTTCAGGACTATTAGCAAGTTTGGAAGCATTAGCGGCTGCTGCTGCGTTTTTACAAGTAAAGCCAGCCGCTTTATAAGCCGCCAGCTGAGTATAACCATTCGCCAAATAGTTGGCGTACATTTCTTGTTTTTGGGAACTAAGTCTTGGCATTTGAGATATACTTAATTAGATCGTTCATTACTAGATAGTTACCATAGGCATTGATACTATCAATTATATTTCTGTATAGTTCTACTACTTTAAAACTTTGATCGTCTATTACTTTACTTAGTTCAGGTGTTCTGACATGATATGCCAATAGTAGATCGTAAGCTTCTGTGTGATGCTTGGACGCATGCGCAATATCTGCGACAAGTTCTTTAAGCTTTGCGTGATGTTCTTTAGGAAATACAGAAACATTATAAATGAACATTAGTCAGCAAGCTCGCCAATGAGAGTAAAGGGCTTTTGTAACTGATAACCAAGGGCGCAGAAACCATAGAAACTGATAAGTGCTGCTTCGGCCCTGCCATCATCCATCTTGCGCTTCCAAGCCGTGGCGCATTTAGGAAAGTATTGACTAGCTCTGTATCGAGCCGCATCTTTTTCAGCCGGAATTTTAAGCTGACTTTTCCAAAGTGCGGGACGTACCTGAGAAACAGGGATTTTCAAACCACCACAAGCTCCTAGGATAGTTCCGAAAGCTCTTCCGAATGTAAATGAGGAAACCACGCCTTCACCGGGTCTTGCTGAGACTTCCTCAATGTACAGGTGCATAATGCGATCATCATCTAGGATGTTGCCAATACCTACGTGGTCCATTACGGTCTTTTTCTTTTGACCTGTCTTGATCTCGAACGTTGGCATGTCAAAGATTTCAATGGTGTGCTCAACCGGATCAAGTTTGGCAAATGCGCCTTTCGCACCCGGATCAGCGCCTACAATTATTCCTGCCATATTTCATCAACTTCTTTTTGGCCGCGCTTTTGTGCGTCTATCGCATCTTCAATGTTTTTCTCGTAAGAATAATGGCTAAATTTGCCATTGACTTTTACTTTGACCATATATAGGTTACGCGGCTTGTGAAAATACACACCTATGATTGGCGTTTCTTTTATGTCGTCTTCGCTGGTATTAAGGGCTGAAGCTTCGGTGTATGAAGCGTAAAGATTATAAAGTTTAAGCTGTTTCTCAGCCCATTTCTCAGCTATATATTTATTCTTGAAGCTCGATCCACGGTAGAAATATGGATGGTGCCACACTTTGACTTGCCACATGTCATCTCGATAAGGAGCGATCAGGTAATTGCCTAACCTTTCCTTGGTCGTAGATTCAGCGACCATGTTTTCTTTATGCGTGTCGTACAAATCACCGCTTAGCGCAGCGATAGGTTCTTTTGGCCAATCTCCGTAGCAGAGAAGCCAAGCAATATGAGGGACTTCTAGAAGCACGCCTTTGAACCGGCAAACATACCTGCCGGGATAGTACATATTGAGGCGCTTGCAGACCTTCCATTGATCCTTGAAAACTCTGTAAACCCTACCTGTATCCTCATCGTACTTGAATTTTTCTTTTACCTGTTTTTTATCGATAGTAGGATATAGGTCAAGATATTTATCAAAGTCTCTAACTACTGGTTTGTTCGCCATCCGTCTTTTTCACTTTTTTCTTTTTTGTAACGACAAGCTCAGTAATTTGATTTTCTAAAAATTCAACTTTTAGATAAAGTTCTTCGACACACTTTTTCAGTGTTTCGAGGTTTCTCCGATCCATCTTAATTTTATTTTCTAAATTTTCAATTTCTTCGGAGTAGTTCATTTAATTATAATTCCGCCATCCGTGGGCATAAGGTTCAAACGCTTCATCGATCTTATCCATCAATTCGTCGGACCAGAAATCACCGGCTGGTGTCAGAGACATTCCTTGCTCAGTAACGATCCATTCCCATCCAAACTTCTGCGCCGTGATGCGGGCGTCAATCAAATCAGTGATCTTGTTTATGATCGCGTCTCTATCTTCATAATGTAGTAGTTTAGAGTTTAAATTATCTCTTAGTTTCCACTGTTCAACTTTGATATTTTTTACTTCAATGCTGTGTTCGTTCTCTAGTTCGTTAATTTCATTTAATAGTTTAACGTGCGCTACTTCGTACTCTTTAAGTTTTAGTTCTACTTCGGTAATTTCACTTAATAGTTTTAAGTTTAATGCTCTATAATTCTCTTTTAAAGTTTCTACGTTCAATACGTCAATATTTAATTCGTTTACGGTTTGTTCTAGTTCAGAATTTACACTTCTAAGTTCAGCGTTCTCAGCTTCTAATTTCTCGTTTAATACTGCTAGTGCTAAGTTCTCGTCCATACTTTGCTACTTCCTATTTCTCACTGACTATTCAGGACGCGCCGCATCGAAGGGACCGCGATTTTGATAATGTATACTTCAGAGTTAATAATTCAAAATTTAAATATCATAATATCATAGCTTTTCGAGTTTGTCAAGCTTTTTATTCATTTCATATAAAAGATGGTGATTTTCTTGGTTCACTATCTTCATTTCCGCTATCTGACCTAGCATCACCAAGACCATGGCCCATATTGAAAGCAGGAGGACGTCTTTAAGCATTTTCACTTTCTTTCGTTACCGGCATGAATCCTTGAACCTTTAGAAAACTTCCTCTCGGGCCGAAGTCAAAGGTAGCTAATCCCTTATTTACAAGGGACCAGCCACAACGATTTCGCTGTGATCGGCCAAAGGTGACACGATGCATCACAAAGCCTTCACGCTCCAACTCTTCCAAGAATGCGATTTCACCTTTAGTGAGTTTCATCAAGGTTTGTATTCCTCGCAAATGTAATCAATATCGACGCCGACAGTTTTGTGATGATCGCGGATGTAACCTTCAGCAAAATCTAAACACTGAGACATAGATTCGGTTGGAAGTAATGAGGCTGATCGGTTAGGATCGGGCTCACCATTTACGAGCCAAATTAGCGTTAGGTAAACTATCAATACATTTCTCCCTTGACGTAGCAGCCTGATTGTACGATCACTTTAGCTGGATTGTCATAATTCTTATAGATGTACTCTTCTTGGTGCTTGCACTGCTCCAACGTGTCAGTGGTGTAGGTATAAAGCTTGGCAGGCTCGCCAGTGATACTAGCAATAATGATTAATAGGATGTACATAATATTTTCCTTTAAATGGTGTATGGCACCCTGTCGCGGAAGCCGTTTTCTGATTTACATTGATTGATATAAGCATACACTTTATTAAATCTTTCGAAGGAAACATCCTCCAAACTAGGATCATACCTAAGAGCCGCGTCAATCAGTTCAATATTCTCAGCCGCAAATTCATCTCTGCCGCAGAGGCAATCGGGGATGCGGGCGTTATCAATCGCGATACGCGGCACGCCCAATGCTTCACAAATCTCAAGGATTGTGGACTTGTAAAGGGTCTGGATCGGCTGAAGCGAAACGGCGGTGCTAAGCAGGCTGTACTTACCAAGCGCTTTCTCAGTCGCGTTCATGGTGCCCACGGTCCAGCAATTGAATTTCTTTGCTTCTTCGTGTAGTCTGGCCCAACGGTTTTCATCGTTGTAACGCTCTAGGTAATAAGGAACAGCTAAGGTTGAATAATTATCGTGGAGCCACGGTAAAATTCGACACGCGAACCAGCCAAGAAATGGTACTTGTTTAACGAAATTTATGCCGTATACCTTATGAGAAATTCCGAGTCGCTCCGCAGCTTTGTAGCAAAGGATATATGCAACGATGCTATCAGTCCCGCTCAGCCCTATCATGAAGCCGGGAACCGGGGTTTGGGAGCGTTCCATCTTATAGACCAAGCGATCCACGAGGGCGTCAAATTTGGGGTGAATCATTGACTATCATCCCAAACGTAATTACCAATCTCTTCGGAATAGGTGCCAGCGAGATAAACTGTAGCAGTCACCAAGAGGACCAAAACTATAAATGTTCTAAACATGCTATTTCCTCACTCATCATTTAAACTAATTTTAGCTTTTTCAAACGCATCTTTGACAACCTCTTCGGCTTGTGCCCAAGACATACCTGAACCGGGGCTAAAAATACGATAGCCAGTAACAAGAAGTTGATATAGCGTCTCCGAATTCAAACTATCGCAAGCATTGAAGACGGATTCTCTAATAAGCGTTTCGCGCCACTCTTCTTTCCGCCTGTGCGTCATTATTCCAACCCCTCCACACTTGATTTAACGCCGCGCTCGAATCGTTGCTGCGCCGCATAAGAATAATAACCTACCTTGCCGCAACCTTTACACTTATAGCGGTGCGTGTCAATATCTTCGTTCAGCGAAATGCTTTCCCAATCTTCAACAACTTCCCAATCGCCATCATCGTTGCGGAAGCCGTGTTTGACACGTCTAGTGGTGTAATGATCACAACTCACTCAAGAATCTCCTTGATCAACGTGACACGAACCAGTCGAGCTTTCATCTCAGGATCGTCAGGGAACAGAGATAGGAAAAGCTTCATGGTTTTACGTGCCGCCTTCACCGTATCTCCGATACTAGCACCAGAATTCCAAACCTTCCATTTGCGCTCGCCGGTATGAGGGTTCTTGTAATAACCTTCAATGGCGTAATACGTTTCAGTCTCTATCACTTCTGCCATTAAATCTTCTCCCTCATATCTTCCATCACCGACATAGCGGCTTGGGCATGGCTCAACTGCTTCAATATGTCTAGAATAGCTTCGCGCTTCTTCAGTATCCGCCGTTCAAAATAATCAACTGCATCAGCTTTCGTAGCAATGGTGCATTCATCCATGACAGTGGTATGGCCTACCGTGTTGTTCTTCATATCATCGAAACCGAGAATGGTTACGCGATGGTAAGGCTTGCCCTCATAATCACCATCAGGCTCAATCTCTACGATCTTGCCATGAATGTCCCATCCGCCCATGTAGCGATCCGCGATCCAATGGACATATACACCTTCTTGAATATCTTCAAACTTCATCGTCATTTAATTTCTCCTTATCAGCCGCAGCTACCAGCTTATTATATTCTTGCTCATATTCCCATTTCGTTCTGCGACTGTCGGGCAAGCCGTTGAGCCGGAACACTGACATGACATAGCCTAAATCAATACCGGCTTCGAAAGCAATAGTGGCTTGAGTTTTACCCTGAGCCGCTAATTCGAGAATTCTTGCTTTGGCGGTGAATTGGCGAGCCTTACGAAAACCATTCTTGATCAGGACAAGGACGATCCGTTTTTTAGAATATCCCGTCACTGCTTCGATCTGAAATTCGTCAAGGCCGTTTCTGGCATGCTCCATGATGACAGAAGCTTGGATCGGAACAAAAACTTTAGGAGGCTTCTCCTTTTTCACTCTAGCGACCCTAGGAGGCTTCTCCTTTTTCACTCTAGCGACCCTAGGAGGCTTCTCCTTTTTAATTCTTCCCGGCAAACGAAAAGAATCTGGATCGTCTATACCTTTGTACTTAATAACTATCTGGCTAATACGTTGCGGCGAGACATTCATCGCTCTGGCAACATCGGACTGGCTCTCGCCCGCCTTGAGGCGTCTGAAGATTTCATTCCTTGACGTGATCTTCTTGTCTGGCATATCGGTTACACCACGTACTTAATATCAATCGTCTCGACCAAGGCGTGACGTTCCATCAGTTCCTTGATTCCTTCAGCCAGCATCACGGCGTCATTCTCAGTGGGGCAGGCATAGGTCGCGCCATCCATCTCAACGTTAAACGCTTCCGAGCCATCTGTCAAAGTTTCTGACACGATCCAAATCACGAACTTATCCTTGGTAGCCACGCCGCTCTCTCCTTCTAATCTGAATCACTTTATCTACACTCTTAGTAGCACAATGATTTAGCCTTGACAAGCCCCGCTGACGCGGGAGACCATTAGGCATAGGACTGGGAGACCGCTAGGCATAGGATTATTTACCGGGAGACCATTAGGCATAGGACTGGGAGAACATCGTCCAGTTTGACGTTAGGCGCTCAGCATTATTAGGGGAGACCATCGTCCAGTTTGACGACGTGCCTTTCGAAATTATTATGTTTGATTAGAGGCTCGTTTATTGCTGACTGATCAACGTCATCTCACGTCATCGCCTCGCTACCGTCAACCTGTGTGTCACACCTTGTTCGAAAAACGTTCCATTGCCTTTGAAGTTTAATGCCCCTTACTTTTTTCAAAAATTCCTTGCAAAGTTCTTAGCAAAGCGTTGTTCATAACTCGATTGTTAACTTATATTATATAATAAAAACAATAAGATAAGTAAGTTAATAATAAAAAATAGAGAGTCAAAGTTTCAGTTAATTTGAAAAACGACAAAAACAGCTTCTCAAAAAACTCAGAAATCTTCACACAGTCTAAAATCACTTTTCACAGTAAGTGGAACTTTGACTCACTTTTCATTTTATTATCATATTGAAATCATTGATAAAACATACTTAAAGATCGAGTTATGAACAACGGTTTCCTAAGAATGTTGAAACAGCGGAAAAATCGAGTTAGCGTTAAATAGGAGCTTGACAAAGCGATTTAGTTATGTTAAGCTGCGTTTTTAATTGAGCTGTTAAGAGTAAATACAATGACAAGAATTAAGCACGAATTACGCTGTGTCGCGCCGGGATGTGGCAAGACTTTTCTCGCCTCCAAACCCAATAAAGAGACATGTAGCACCACGTGTCACATGCGATTGGCACGCCATAGGACCAAACCTATGGCCGCTAAAACGAAGTGTCTCCTACCTCGCTGTGAAGAAATCATCTCTGCCAAGATCAAAAAAGGCAGGCCTAAACTTTATTGCTGCGACGACCACATGCGCCGTCATTATTACGATCAGAAATTTGGAATGACCGATAAAGAGAAAATCGCGGTCTGCCCCAATCCCTATTGCGATGTACAAAATTTCGTTAAGCATCATGGTAGGCAAATTTATTGCACCGATGCGTGCCGAAGGGAACATGCCAAGATCAAGAGACTTCCTGCCGTGACGGAAGAACCGAAAAAGCTGCCTCACTTAATGGCGTGTCATTATTGTGGCGCTGAGTATAGATCGGCCCGTTCCTCGTCCAAGTTCTGCTCCACCAGTTGCCGTGTCACGTTCTATGTCCAGAACAGAATGGTAGAATGGGTCAATAGAAGGCGGACCTATACCGAAGAAGATTATATGGAAGATGTGCTCGATGGAGAAGTCTATATCGAGTGCGAATTTAATGACGTGGATTTTTCCGGCAAGAGCATGACCAAGGCTAAATTCATAAATTGCGTCATTAATAATTGCTGCTTCGACAAGACATTCTTTGACGGCGTCGAGCTAATCGATACCGATTTCGAAGGTCATAACACCTTTAACGGTGCGATGATTCGCTTCACCAAGTTCCCCGCCCTAATCGAAGAAGTCCTTGACCTACGTGGTGCTATCGTGTCTAAAATGCTGCGCCGCGATCTTCTCGCCATGCATCGGGACAAGTTAGAGAACAGAAAGCTAACTCATTATGGATACTAAGTACCAAGTCCTGTGTGGCAATGAATATCTTAAAACGGGGCAGATCGTTGCCCCTTTCAATATCACTAGCCGTGGCGCTTACATCGACAATTGCGACATTGTTGTTACGATGCGTCATTTAAGACCTTTGAGCGAGGGAGATAGTTTATGGTCCGTGAGCCAATGTTTGACCGAGTTTTATAAGAATTGGAACCTTGGACCACTTCTTGACTATGCCAAATATAGTACCATAGATGGTGCAGACTTGACCGGAACTAGGCAACATGACGTGAGGATGAAAGGCGTTATTTACAATAACTGTAACCTGAACAATGTATCGTTCCACGGCGGAACGTTGAACAAAGTCGTATTCCTCAACTGCGACATCGATATCCTTGACCTGAGACATGCCGCCCTTATCGATGTCCTGTTCCTACATTGCAACAAGACTTATGGTATCAAATTAGACAACGTCAAACCGAGACGAGTCATCTTTAAAAAGACCAGCCTCCCCAAAGATTTAAAAAGTTTAGGTTTTACCATGGTAAAAAATGAGTCACAAGATTATTTTTGGCTCAAGAAGGAATACCGGTAATACCAAAACCCGTTCAGCACAACCACATCACTGATACAGCCGCCCATCTCATCCACCGTTCTATAAAACCGATCTATCTCGGCGGCATAAAATAGTGGGTAGGTGCGGCACCAGTTCCGGTTCAAGGTGAGGCTGACACTGACACGGTTATTCCTCTCATTGGCTCGAATCAATGTGAACCTTGCGCCATGTCTCATCACTTATTTCCTCTGGCATACTCATCCCTTGTGACGCAGCGGGTATACATTCCTGTATTCTTGCCCTGCTCTATCAGTGTCTTATTCAACTCGGCGCTAAGTGTCAAACACTGCGCCATCGAGTCAAGCTCTACGTGGTGCACCTCATGGGCCGGGTCCATGCCAAGGAATGAGACGAAGACGAGATAAGCCCCAATCATGTTAAGCATTGTGTTACTCCTTCTCAAACATAAAGGCGATGCGGGGATAAGCCTCGTCATGAATTTCAGCCACGAAATATCTAAACGTGAATCTTACCCCGTCCTTTAAGATAACGACCTTTTTAATAAATTCCATTTCATCCGTATCGATAGATTCTCTATCTACGTGCAGAGTCAAATTTTGGTACACCTGTGTCATATCATTCATCCTGAAGCGGCCCAAGGCTTCCTCGATATAGAACAATGTAGGGGCGACATGTCCCCACTGAGACTTTTCTCGAAAGTTCTTATCCTTGTTAGCTTCGTACCATTCCGTCGTGACGAGGTCCAAATTAATAATGAGGCTCATGTCCTACTCCTCGCAATAATGATTAAGAGCTATCTCTTTATCTGTTTCGATCCATGCCAGCGCGTCAACGGTGCGGGTGAAGATGATAGGGACAGTGACGTGCCACAGCAAGGCGTAGCGCTTCTTAATCTGATACGTTCCATCCGCCGTCATAATGATTTTGTAACGACTCATTTACTTAATCCTCCTTATCTAGCAATGTACCACCTATAGGTGGTTCCGTGTTCCTTATCTTGAGACAGAGATTGAAACCCTGCCTCGTCAATGTTTCTAGATCGGCGGCGCGGTTCGGATTTCTATCCCCCGCCGCAGCGGCGATTCTGCCGAACAAGCTCTGACAATCTCCTAGCGCGATAAGGAGTTGCTTCCTAGTGTATTTCATCGTGACGGCCTCCACGCCTCAATAGCTTCGCGCCAACGGTTAACCTCATTCATAAGGTCAAGCATGGGCGACACGGTAGAGACGATGTCCACGTTAGCGATATGATCGGCAAAGACATGGATGCGAAACGTTGTACCATCTCGGTTCATCATGGCCGTGCCATAAAAATTTTTGTGACGGTTCAGATGCTCGAAATACTGATGCACGTTAAGTGAATAAGTCGATCCATTACTGAGAGACATGACGTTCTCCTATGTTGAGGAATAATGTTTTTCTATTATCTTTTCTTACATCCAAATTAAAACAAAGTCAACATTAAAAACGCTTCATCGCGTAACTAATCATTCCAGCCATGGAATGCCTGCCACGGTCATAATCATCTAGTATAGGAATGGTTCTCATCTCATCCATGAGTCTGACCACGTCGGCCCGACTCAGATTATTCTCCTCGATAATCTTAATCACACGTTTCGCCGTGACATACTTACCGATATTGAAAGGTTCCGAGGAATATATGCTGCAAACGTCGTCTCTAATTTTTTCAATAATTTTAATCACGTCAAACCCCCAAAATTTCTTTGCGCGCCGCGAGATAGCCCCCGACATAGCTGGCTCTATACTTCGCGAAAATGATTTGAGCATCATCAGGACCAGCCAAGTGGACCAAGTCACTTAACATGTCTCCATGTCGTTCCCTTAATTCATCCATCTTAGGCACGAACACTGTGTCAAAGTCACGACCAATTTCTTCCAACGATTTCATCTCAGCTCTCCCCCGGCAAACGTTGTTCCGCAATCCTAATAATATCTTTGGCATAATCCATGATCCGCACCGCGTCATAGATAATATCCTGAGCCCAATTACGATCAGACATATTCTCGGCCAAAGCAGCGATGAGGTCAGCCATTGGATCAATCGATTCTCT